AGCGAGCATTCCATATCTTACATCGGCTGAATAATCACCTTTAATGTCTTTACTTGGCTTGTAAGTAATTTCGTATGGTGAACCAGAATCTACTCCACGAATTGTTTTTTCATCAGAAAATATTAATTCGTCAATTTCAAAACAGATACTTATAACATCACGAAGTGCTGCAGCAAATATTGCCTGTGCTGATTTAACTTGTGTATCAAATGCTCCCATAAGAGCCTGTACACCTTGACCTGTAACAATAGATGCATCGATATTACCAGTACGTGATTCTGGATAACGAGTTCCTACACGAAGTTCTGAGTTAAGTAATGTCTGTTCTGTAAATGCGCCCTGTGGTATTGTTAGTTCTACTCGACGAACACCTGCTGGGTTTGCGGTGCGGATAACCGCATCTCCACCCAACTGTAATTCTTGTACATCTTGTGGAAGTACAATAGGTGCCTGTACTGATTTCTCCGCTGCTTCCATTGCCAATAAGGCGAAACGGTTGCGGAGTAACTGAATTCCAAGTACATCGTCAAATTGTCCACGTAGTTCGCTGTCAATAGACGGCTTACGTGCTACAACTATCATTATTTTACCAATAGGATTCTTAGCCTTTGATAAAACTAAATTGTCTCTTGCAGGAATATAAACAACTGATTGGTCTTTATCGTAATAACGAATCATTTCAATCATGCCATTTAGGTCTTGCTTATATCCTAAAGGACCTAGAAGTATATTATCATACTCTGGGAACTGGCTGACTAACTCACCTAATGTAAGACTGTATCTTTTAGCAAATGCTACACAACGACCATAACGGTCAAACTCTGGATAGGAACCAATTGGATTCTCTAGTCGAATTCTAGGTAGTTTTGCTTCATCATCTAATTCAATTATAAACGGAACAAAGCCGTAAGTTATATACCAGTCTGCTCCTTGGTACATCTGGACCGATAGGTCAGAATTTTGAAAATAATTACTAGCAATACGAGTACGCTTGTCAGCAAAATTACGAGCACGGTCATTAACCGCATTAGCGGCCGAGCAGTTAACTGCCGGAAGAGGTGCCATAACTTCTGAAAGGTCCCTGGCAACGATGTCAATAAAATTTGCCACGACATTAGCGTCTACACCTTCTGGAAAAAAATCAGGATATACTTGTGATATTTGTCCTTTACGAACAGAAAGTACGTCAAGGTTGCGAGCATCTCTCTCGCTATTACGATAACGAAGAGATTGAACTCGTGCTGCTATTTGTTCAATCGTTAATGCCACTACTTACCTCTTTTAATTCTACTTTTCATAAGAGATGCTTTTTCTCTGCTTGCACGTGCTGCAATTTCTTGAGCAGTTGGCTTAGGTGGTAACCCCATAGCGGCTCTACCTTTTGCAATGCCTTCTGCGTTAATCTGTGCTTGGCTTTTTGCTATCTTAACTGAATTTTTTTGAATAGCATCTGTAGTCGCTCTTACATTTTGATAAACTGGATTTACAGTCTTAGCACCTTTACCAGTAATGCCGCCTACGGCTCTTGTTGCAATTTTCTTTGCTACTGCTCTGGCAGCGATACCTGCTGCAATCATTGGTAGTGCCATTCTGTCTCCTTAGTTATATGTTTCTTGCCATTGTTCTGCAAAGGCTTCGTCTAAATTAAGTGAACCTCTAGTAGACATTTGCGCCCTAGTAGCCCATCTATTAGTTTGATACTGCCCAACTCTACTTGATGTTTGCATTAGTTCTCTGCAACGTATTACAGCAAACCATAAAGCCATTACACAGTCAGTTGGATTCTTAGTATCAGGCTTCCAAATAATAAGTTGTTGTACTAAAGACTTAAGTCCCTCAGAGCCTTCATTGGAAGGTAACTCTATTATGTTGTTGTCTAGAAATCTACCATCTCTGGTTGAGCCAAAGAGGCTTGCCATAGAGGCTACACCGAATCCTACATCCCATTTGTTTTTGCCAGTAAAGTGAGAGTTAAGTTGGCAACCATAGGTTGCTAGATACTGACGTAGTTCTGTATCCATAGCATAGTACTTCTGATGGGCGTTAATCTCAACCCTAAACTCTTGTGGCCTAAATTTTTCTACCCACTCTTTGATAAGAGCATTCTCTTTTTGTGGAGATGGGTCAGACATATTCACGCAGTCTAAAACATAAATTTTTCCATCAGCGCGATTATAAGATACTGCTACGAAAGCAGAGCGTCCAGTTACTGCAGGGTCAAAGCCAATTATAGTGTAAGTTGAATCTACGTTCTTGGGATGGCCTGCCGTGTCTCGTTTAAGCGGTCCACGCTTTCGCATACTGTTAACACATCCTGCGACAATTGTTGGCGAGAATATGGAATCGGATTGGACATCTTCTTGCTGGTAGACCATAGCCCAGACACTCGGAGCAACTTCAGACCGCCTTGTAAAAAGCGAGGGTCCATCCCACTTGGGATATAATCCTTGCTCATTAGGTTGGTCCTGTTCTCCTTCTGCTCTATCTGTCCAAGGCCAGAGTGTTTTCCAGTTATTGGGCTCTTCATCAAATTCTAATACGGCTGGCATAGCCATGTATGTAAATGGAGTTTTGCCACCTGTCCATTGTTCAGGGTCTCTAATCATTTTATATAAATCAATAGGCGCGACACGGGTTCCTACTATAAGCAGTTTACCGTGCCGCCCTAGGCGGGTGATAACTTCTTTTTGAAGCCATTCAATTTGCTTCTCCCACTCATGGGCATTTGCGTTCATCACCACATCATCAAGGATAATCAGGTCGGCGCGAGCACCGTAAATCTGAGAACCAAATCCTAATGCTTGCACAGTAGGGTCTTTCTCTCCAGAGTCTCTTCCTGCTCCTAAATAAATCATGTCGGCTGACCAAGTTGGTGAATCCGCTTTATAGCCACCATTAGGTCCGAAGGACACCTGCATCTTGGTCCAGTTAGGATGGCTTAATCTTGTCTTAATCGCAGATAGGAACTTACGAGCCATACCTTGCGTCTTTGATACAATAATGATTCTAACGTTAGGGTCTATAGATAAACGATAGGTAACGTAGTTGATGGTAAGTACTGTGGACTTAGCATGCTCTGGTGGAACGTTAATAAGAATACGATTGGTTGCTGCTTGCTCATAGGTCATGCTAGGGTGGATGAACCTTGGCTCTTTACCCTCTACTAAATCAACCCAAGCCTTGTGATGGTCAAATAACTTAGTGTCTAGGAATTGCTCAGAGAAGTCTTCAAAAGAAATATCTTTTAGGCTAGACAGGTCTGCCTTGACACCTTTGCCTGCTAGGCGGGCTTTGTCCGCTTTGTCTTTAAACTCTGGGTCTGACATTGACCATTGACGGAATGTAACATCGTTACGGCCTACGGCCTTCATAGCGTCTACTACGGTAGAGCCTTGCCCTAACAGTTCTAGTACCTGCAGTTGGGCTACGTCTTTAGGGATGTTTTGTACCCCTGCTTTACGGCCCACGATTGCCCCCTATAAACGTTGATTTAACGGTCCCTATTAGCGGACATAACTATCCCATTATAATTATATATTATAATATTATATATAATAGTTGGCGGGATAAAAAGGAGCCAACTTATATTAAGTTATCTACTATAGATAACCTGTTCAAAGTACTAAAACCGAACAGATAGGTAATAATCACGCTCATTCTGAGCGTATAATATATAAGGGGGGTATAATATAACAGCAATTTTTAGAGGGATACTATATACCCTCCCGTTTAAGTTTAGTTAATAACCCCCCTCAAAAGTATTACTACACACTATTTATAGGCATTACTTAACGCATGAGATAGATATTGCTAATTACTAGGGGTTTACTATCTCCCATGAATAATTTACGGGGGGAAATATAAAAGAATTCTCTCAGATAATAATTAAATATAATTGGCAAGCAATAGGCGCATGAATAAGTGAACGGGTATCTATTCCCTATCTGCCACCAATACCCCCCTCACAGGGCAACCTTGCAAGGATTCCACGCTCAGACTTAGGGTGTCCGATTTGTCCTAGTTCGCTGTATAATACAGCAGACGCCTAAAAATAATTTTTGGCTAAGGTTGCACCAACTCCAAAAAAATGCGATAATAAATCCAATGGGAAACAACTCCCATAAAACCGAGAAAAAGGATGTACAAAAAATGGCAAAAGCAAAAGCAGTAAAAGTAGTAGAAGTAATTAAAGAAAACTTAGTAATCAAAAACGATTACCAAAATGTAATAAATGCAGGTGCAACAAATAACAAAATAAATCAGGGATTTATTTTTGTTGTTGGTAATGAATTGCAAAATGGCACTACGCAAAAAGAAGCGGAATACAGCATGAAAACCATGCTAAAGGATGTAAATATCCGCCCGTTGATTTTGCCTAATCATGTACCAGCAATTCCAACCGCTTGCTTAATTATGGATAAGTTCCAAGCAGAGTTAGACGATATAAAGGCGACAGATATTTTAGCCCTTGCCGTCCGTACTCTTTATGATGTAAAAGCAAGCGGAGTAAAATCTGTTATCGCAGGTTGCTCATCTTTTGCAGAGTTAGATGAGAAAA